ACTCGATAATCTACCAGTTGCAGCAATTGTCTGATTGAAATTTGCATGTAGAAAACCAGTGCTTCTAGTACCTCTCAGTATGCCTTTTACGAAGCTATCTAGGTAAGTAGATATGGCATTAAGTCGGCTGATTTTTGTAAGAAATTCAACGGCTAATTCTTTTTTCTTAACCTTAGCCTGATTGATCAGTAGCTGAATAGTTTCCTTATCAGTCTTGAAGCCATTTATTGACGCATAATATGGATCTAAAGGATTTAGACCTAGACCTGCTTCTTCTCCAGTAGAGATATATAAAGCCCCTTTGCCATCGCAGGTTTTACACTTGGTTCTGTTTTTGTAGGGATCTCCCTTTACCTTGTATTTTTTACCTTGGACGGTCTTTGTCTTACTTTTATACTTCTGAATACTTCCAATGCCGTTACAGTCAGGGCAAGTACGAGCTTGGGTCTTCATAACTACCTTAGTTGTAGCTCTGACCGCTATTACAAATTCTTTTGAACTCATGTATGGTGGTCTGAGGCTCTTTCCTGCAGCATTAGTACCAATATTAAACGTATTCTTGTGTACATCACGATCAATTACCTCACGCGAGTACACTACTTTGGTCATGTCAGCCCCACTATTCAGGTTAATAGGCTTATCACCCATAACTTGGGTAACTATTTCCTGTAATCTTTCAGTGAGTTCATTTTTTTCAGCTAAAAACTCCTCTTCCACCTGTTTTAAGGCTTCCATGTCAATCTTTACGCCATTCATCTCTATCTCACAGAGAAACATCAACATATCTGACATAAAATCGATCACATTATTGAGAGATAGGTTCTCTGCCTTCGTTAAGTCTTTTAATTGAGATAAATAGATCTCACCGCAGACCTTTACGTCAGCTTCAGCGTACTCAACTACGTCTGCGAGAGGTATTTCAGAGAAATCCATACCTGATTTAAACTTCTCATCAATCAACTCGCTCTTTTTGTAGCTCTCTGTCTTCCTACGTAGCGCAGTTTCTTTCAGAGATATCTTTGTTCGATTAGCATTACCTTCAAAATCAAACTCAAAGAATCTGCCTTTAAGTAAGCAATATTCGATGATCATCGTACAGATTACTTTGGGTGGGATAGGTAAATCCATCTCCTGTAGCCATTCCACATCAAACTTTGCGTTATGTATTAAAAGAATATCTGCATCGTTAAGGTGATCTAATAAGCGGCTAATTCCATCTGGCTCGTAGCACTGAGTGTGATAGAAAATATCACTGTGAACGACATCTACTGTCTGGCTACCTAGCCAACCGTAATGTGCGGAGATTAGTTTATTCTCTGGGTTCTTCGGTGAGTTGTCTATTCTACCCTCGATCCTTCTAACTGTAGTCTCCAGGTCAAGTACTAAAATATTAGTCATCACTCACCTCTTTGTTTGTAAAAGGGTAAGGTTTATACTTAGTAAACTTAAAGTCAGTGTCGTTTTCTACTAAGTTGATTTTAGACCAAGCTTCTAGCGTCATTGGCTCAAAGCAGAGCGTATCGTCACGCATTACTTCTACTGAGGCTTTAGGATTAAAGCCTTGATCCATTAGATCTCTAGCCATCTTACCAACCAGAGAGCCTCTCCTAGCCACTATCGTATAATTATCTGGCTCACAGCTAACGCTGTAAGATCCACGCAGTCTTAATACAATTTTATCCATTAGAAATTTGGCTCCCCATTCTCGTCAAAGATTGGAGTCTTGAAAGAAAAATCTCTCTCGATAGGTTTTTGCTGAGGAAGAGGCTTTCTTATACCTACCTGATTAAGCCAATGCTCAAGCACTGGTGGAAGTTGATTATCTACCATTACCATCTCTCCATACTGACCAAAGAACAAGTAACAAAAGCCCGATCATTATTATTTCAGACCAAGTAATTTCAGACCACATAGCGAGATACCTTTCCCTGCAAATTGCATTGAACAGTTCCATGCCATCCAGATATTTTGTTTTTCATAACGGTGATCCAACGTGCAGGATCATCAGGGTTGTCTGCTTGATCAAGCTTCCCAATGCCTAACAACAAATCCGCCTCACTTTGCTTACTGACACGAGAACCCTCTAGCATCGACATAGATAGCCTTGTCTTACCTTCAGCATCTCCGTTTGCCTGAGACAGACCGATAAGCGCACAGTTATATTTCTTAGCACACTCACGTAGTCGGTAATAAAGTTCTCTTAGACGCTCATGCCCTGAGTTAAACTTCTCAGTCAAAGCTATCTTGTCAGCCATATCTATTACACAGAGGTCAGGTTGCTCTTTGGCTAGATAACCTTCTAGCATCTGAATATCCCAACCTTGGGCATCAACAAAAAACAGACGGTCTTTTATTCCGCTATACTTGGCTGCAGCGGCTGAGGGATCAGCCTGTATTTCATCTTTGGTAAGACCAGTATAAGCTTGAATAGCTCTTAGCTTAGTGCGTTTTGCAACTTCCTCATTAGCTATATAACAAACCTTAGCTCCTTGCTGACAGAACCCTGCAGGAGAGGCGGCTAAACTTACTGCAAAGGCTGTTTTGCCTACGTTAGAGTAAGCCGCTACTACGCCAAACTCTCCACGACCTATGCCATATACATGCCTAGCTAATGTCTCGATGTTAAACTTAAAACGGTTATCATCCGACACTACGGCTAGTAACTCGTAGATGTCATCTGTAACATTGTCTCCGTAATCGTCTGGAAGATAACCAGACCCAACACGCTCTAGTAAGGTGTTTAAATTGTCCATAGCACCACAATCACCTTCGCTCATGCGAATGCCTAGATTGGCTATATCTAAGCCAGTGTGTTGCCGCCAAAGAGATTCGATAACGTCTACTGCTACAGCTTGATCCATATGTTCAGCGTCAGCGATAGATGATATTTGATCTTCCATCTCTGCAGTCCAAGATGCAGTGGAAGTTGGGTTTTTAGATTTCCAGTAGCTGAACAGTTCTAAGGGAGTTATATCCTTATTAAACTTTTCATGGAGTTCGATAATAGTAGTAAATAAGTCTTTGAGTTGGTCTTCGAAGAGTGATGCTCGTAGTTTTGCCTTGTTCGACTCAAAGAACTCGTTACTTAAACAGTTCTTTAGAATAGAGTGGTTCAATGTGTTTTCCTTTTGCTAACACTTATTTAGTTGGTATTTATATGTTAGCATTAACACCTAATGAAAATAAAAAAAAGCCCCAGATTTCTCCGAGGCTTAAAAAACTTTTTAAATTGTTGTTTTTAAATGTTAATTTTGTCTAAATTTCATCTTTGAGATGTCAGGCTTGGCATTGCCTCTTCTCTCTTTGATGTCTAAGGCAGTATAACTAATATTCTTATTTAGACTTACTAATGTATCTAAGCTTTCTTGTAATTTAGCTTCCATTGCTGCGGCTTCTTGAAAATTATCTACTTCTAAATCAACAAGCATTATTGCACGTAGTTGCATTTGATATTCCTTGATTTTTATAGTCGGTACTATCAGCTTCGACTGGTTGTTTTTTTATCTACGTAAGTCAGGTACGTATCTATGTTTAATGATAATCTAGAATCACTTTGTCTAGGTGGACCTAGTGGTACAATCGGGCTACTCCATAATCTACCTGATACCCAATCTGATTGCGGAACCTCGATCCTCGACATCATTAGTAATTTTCTAATTACCTTAAATGTAGATGTCCATAAATAACCCCATCTATAAACAGGGTTCTCACTTCGTATATACTTTGTGCTTGAACTTTTATACATTCTTACTTAATTAATCCCTCGATGTAACACTTAGTTGCGTGTTTTAAATCAATATCCGTAAATCTTATTTTAATTCTTCGGTCATAGTTCATAGCCTGGATTATTGCCTTACGACTAGCATCCTTGTCAAGTACTATGTACCAATTAATGTATTTAGTTAGTAACCTTTTTGTCACACTACTAAGTGTTGTTCCTAACAGCGGTAAGCCCACACAGTTATTCACTTGTCCAACATTACAGGCTGAGGGTACATCTTCTACCATCACTAAATTCTCACCAGTTCCTATAGGAGTAAGGCGCGAAACATCGCCATATGTAATCCACTTAGGCTGACCTTTTCTTATTAGTCTGCCTACTGCACCCTCGCCTACAAAAAATAACACTCTTTGATCTGCAGGTGCGTATTTAATCTTAATTAATTTATTCTGATATGCCTCGTAACTATTCACACTCTTAACATATTCAAGAGCTTCTTGGTGGTTATCTATGCAAGTAAGCATGTCAGGTAAAGGTCGAATATATCTATCAACAACTTTAGTTGTGTTACTAAGATAGTTCTTAGCTGCTTCTAGACCTCGATCACCTGAGTGAATACCTTTAGTATTACAACTGGCTCTAAAACAATTCCAGAGAAGTTTACCGTCGAACTTACTAATAGACATCTTCTTAGCACCACCGCAAACTGGGCAGGTGATTATCTTTCTCTCACCCTCCCTAATAGCAATACTTTTGATTAGCTCTAGCTGTTCTTTATAAGTCATCTGGACGCAATCTAGGCTTAACTGTCATTGTACTTGGTACAGAAGATTTCTCACAGAGCATGAATATTCTATTATCCGAAACATTATCAGCCATGAAGGTGTACATAGGCTCTGCAGAAATCATTGCATCTAAGCATTGTTCATATGAATTTAACCAAAGTCTCACAGTAACTTTCTCATCTTGGATAGTGTAAGAAAAAACTAAGGCTGTAAAAAATGTTATCATAGATATATCCTGTATTACGCCCCCGAAGGGCGTCCGTAGGATACAAGCATAAGTGTTAGTGTCAACACTTAACTGTAGCGAACTACTGACTATTTTCATTAACAGTTTTTAACACCTAGATTTTCTAACCCATTGATTTTAAACGATAACCAACTAATCAATTGGTCGTAGGTTCGATCCCTACCGTCGGAGCCAACTATCTGATAATAAACAATTTTATCTGATTTTGGCAGTAAATTCGGGATCAAAAAGAGGGTTTCGGGATTAATCCCATTTGATCCCAATTAAACGGCTGCTTGCAGTGCTTGCCATGAGTGTGGGTAGATATTTGTCATATGACAGTGGATATCTATGGCGATTCGTTTAGTCTCTGCTTGTGCATCGTCTGATCTACGTAACTTACACATCTTAGCAAATGCATCTAAACTGCCAGACCAGTAAAACTCTGTAATCATATTCTGTGGCAGGATCATACGAGCCTGTTCCTCGCAGACACCTAGCTTCAGTAGCTTGTTATACTTGTAGACTGCGTCTTGAGTTTGTTGCATCGAAGTGACAATAGCTTCACTAGCTCTGTCATCATCTAACCTACCACCAGAACCCTGTTTCTTGTCATCGACACTCTCTCGCCACCAATCAGGGAAGAATAGCTCTGGTTCTGATTTTACGTACCTGCGCGAGATCTCATTCAGCCTTAAATATTCGTGTTTGACCAGTTGCCTAGCCACGAAGATTGGTGCTTTCACGTAAAAAGTAGCAAAACAGTGTCCGAAGGGTGAAAGGTGCTTGTGTGAGGCTAGGTAAGCAATCAACTTCTTATCTTTATCTTTTAAGATTGGGATTGATGGACCCTCTTCTATTTTTGTGTAGCCGTGAGCTTCAGATTTCTTGTGGAAGGATACTCTAGCTGCATTCACAACTGAGAGGTCACTGCCCATGTGGTCAATTAGTTTTGCTGATATCATATTAATTCCTGATTTTCTTTAATTGTTGCTTTAGTCGTTTGATTTCGTTCTGTGCATCGATCAGGGCTTTGTCAGGTAACTGACCAGTTTCCATCTGTTGTGCGGCTGCTTTCCAACCCACCCTATCTTCCATAACTGGACCACCATTGTGACCCATTGCAGTCAGTAAACCTCTCTTATTCATTGCGTTGGTTGCTTCTATCTCACCTGCCCTTGCATAGATAACGAGCATGGAAGGATTTTTATGACCAGTGAGAGCCATTAGCTCTCTGTCTGTACAGCCTGATCTACTAGCATGAGTAGTACCAGTACGTCTGAGGTCTCCAATCCTTGGGTAAGTAAGTAGAGGCTCTCCGTTGTCATCTAAACGGTCACCATCTTGAACCATAGTCCACTTCAGCGGCTTCACGACTACCTTTTTAAATACAACTGATACTCTATCGACTGTGTAAGGCTTCTGCGTAGGCTCTTCTCGTAAGATGATGTCATCGAAGTATCTCTCGTCACCTAACAATTCTTCATGCAGTGCTAGTCTATCTTTGATACCCTGCGTGAGGGGGATAGCCATTCTAGCTTTAGTCTTCTTCTGTCTGAAGTACCCTATCCCAGTTTCAACATCACGCCATCGAAGTCTGCGAATATCTACTGGACGCTGACACCAGTGGTAGCAGAGGGTAATCATAGTACCCATTGAGTATCTACCTACTGCATCACATTGTTCTATAGCCTGGGTTACCATATCCTCACTCCAGAGAACGGCTCTGGCTTCTAATTCTGGTAGTTTAACCAAGGCAAAAGGATTGACGTTAGCCAAGCCACATTTAATACCCTCATTCCAAGCTGCGCGTAGGCGCATAAAGGTAGTGACTGCTTTGTGAGTACTTACGTCATCCTCTATGTCGTTGAATAAATACTTGGCATGTTCGTATGTAACGTCTGTAGCTTTCATCTCATCGAAGCGTACTGACTCACCTCTCAATTTGAAGTTCATGCAGTATTCAATGTGACTAGCGTAACTTCTCATCGTGGAGAGGTCATTATCTCGATAGGCAGGGGATGCTTTCCATTCGTTTATTAGGGATCTGACACTGTATTTATCGTCACAAGTATGTGTATCAGTACCACCTTTTAAGTGTGTATCTAATTTACGCTGCCACGCATAACCTACTGCATTGGCTTCAGTTAAGGTTTCAAAACGATCTGGTTTAAGGTCTGGAAAATAACGTAGTAATTTAGCCGATGGCTTCACACGATAGCTTCTACTATTTTTTCTATCTCTTATCTCAACATAAGGAGCTTTTTTCATTTGGTTGGTTCTTTCGGTTGGTTACACAGACAAACTGTTAAGAGTTGGCATTAACAGTTAAGTGCTTACACCACCACCTACTACAGTGTCAAACAAAAAAGACCCACCGAAGTGAGCCTTTTCATTTTGTTCCCAAAAAACTATGGCTACCCTGCACAGACCCTTACGATTTCTTTCCATCCCTCAAACTTCTGATCACACCACTTGGCAGGAACGGCTTCGAAGATATTGAAATCTATAATATAGACTACCACTAATTCTTTCTTGTCTTTATTAACTAATTCTATCGTCTGTTGTATTATTTCGCTAAGTTCATGGGCTTGGTTGGTGTCTATAATAGTATCCAAACTCTGCCCTACCTTTCCCTATTGATTTAAAACTTTTGAAGTAATCAAAAATCTTTGGCTGAATTTTTTACTCAAGTCAACACCTAACTAACCACTAGCGCGAGCGCGAGAGGGTAAGATTGATTTATCCACAGACTTGTTTGAGTGCCGTTATGATATAACGTCCTGATAAACAATAATAAAAAAAAATTTTAAAAAATAAAATTTGAAAAAAAAAATTAATTTTAAATTTTGGATCTCAAAAAAATAAATTTGATTTATTCATCTAAGTAGTGTAATGGGAGATACGACACTTACTAAGGTGTCGAGGTAACCAACTAGAAGGAATTGATCATATGACTATGATTGCAGTCTATCCGACTAAAAAGAATTTAAAAGAGAATATCGGTAAAAAGCTTTCTTATATCGAGACAAGCCTTTTCGGTAAGGAATACAAAAGCAACGGTACTTTCGTTGTATGTAACAGACCACACATTACCAAGATAGGTAGAGAGTGGTTCGCACAAGTCACTATGGCAGACGACATTATAAGGGCTGTCAAATAAGGTGGCTTTTAATCTTGATAAAGCCGTTCAGCGTTTTGGTTGTCTGGCTTTATCTACTCACCCTGTTCGAAGGGTAACCAACTTTAATTTTAACCAATCAAAAGAAAGGGCATAATATGCCATTAGATTTTACTTCAATAAACCGCCAAATCGAACTACCGCAGCATTTGGATTTCAAACCAGTTTTTGAGCCATCAAAGATGCACGGTCACAACTTTGTCATTAATCCATTGACTGATGAGGCTATCGGTCACGTTAGTACTAAGTTCAACTGCGTAGACCACCAGACATTTTTTAGTGGTCTCTGGGATCAGATAACTGAGAATATGGATAGTGACGATATCTTGAATGCTCAGGTCAGATTTAAGTCAGGTCATAAAGGTGGTTTTGCACTGGCAGATATTACCTTCCCATCTATTAAGACTGAGATCGAGACTGACAGTGGACATAAGACAGAGTTAAGGCAGAGAATTATCGGTATACATGGCGTTAATGGTTCTGCAGCTAATGTTACGCTGTTTGGATCTATCGATACTTTCTGCACTAATGGTTGTGTATCAGGTGAATACTCAGTGGTTCGCAGGAAAAATACTTCTGGGTTTAGACTACAGGATTTTATCTCAGAATTACGGAGAGCTAAAAACGATTTCTATTTAGAAAGTGAACGGCTCAAGGTATTTGCCCAGACTAATATGAGAGAGACCACAGTCCAGAAATTACTTGAGGACATTATACCTTCCGAACAGAAGCAAAAGAAAATGTACGAACTGTACATGCAAGAGGCTGATGTTCGAGGGCATAATAAGTTCGCTCTTATGTCTGCATTTACTAACTATGCATCTCACACTTTAGGTAATGGCTTTGAACCACGGAATACGGCTAATCGGGAAGACACCCAAGCTGCCAACATGTTCAAGCGAGAACTTGAGGTGAATAAGTGGATGTCCGACGATAGATTTTTATTGGCGGCTTAATCATATGATTGAGGAACGTATCCTACAATTTATTGAAACCGTTATCAGGGCATTAATTTTTGTCCTGATAATTATATTTTTAACCTACTGGTTCGCAGAACTGGTAACCAACTAGAAGGAACTAACTATGTCAGATTTAATGACAAAAGAGCGAGTAAAAACATCTCGCAGAATAAAGGCTCTTAAAAAAAGAGAGCATAAAATCCGCAGACAAAATGCGATTACTCTAGATCGATTAATCAAAATGGAAGCTGCAACCCATGACCGTAAGATACCCTGCGATGTATTAGAGTTCGCAGATAAGCTTCGATGGTCGAACTCGAAGCAGTCTTGGGAGAGAATAGGTGATCTTACCCTGCCCCATCTAATCAGGGCAGTACTGAAAGATTTACCACCACACAGTAAACCAAATTGGGTCGATTATTCAGAACTGGATATTACCCAGAATTTCGAGGTGGCAGGATGAGCGATCCAGAAACCATCTCAATAATTTGGCATGTTGATGACGTTTTAGCACAAGCTTCGCAAAGGGATATTAAAATTAGCAGAGAAAAGGCTATTGATTTGTTGCATCGCATGGATGCGAAGCATGATGCTAATATTGGTATCAATTGGGAAGTCATAGACTGTTACTTAGATATGTATTTAAAGGAAGAGTAATATGAAATTATCAGTAAAAGAATTTTTCGATATTCTAGATGTCGATAGTGAAAATGTCGGGGAGATTACCCTGACAAAAACCATGCTCGATAAATGCATCATTGATGCGAATATCTCAGTGGTTAAGTTTGCCAAAAGCTTAGGTGAGATTGAGGTTCAATACTGGCAAGGTCTAAAGAACGTACCACCAGTGGACATCAACTTCTGCGATGGTATCGATTATTCTACTATCGGAAACGGTCATAGAGTAATGCTCGAAGGTAAACATCTCATTACCACAACTGAGGATGTCTGCGAGGTGGTAAGAGTTCAGTCAAATAAATGGACTGAGGATAACTGCAGGGTGGTATTCTATAAGACCGCGAGGGGAGATAAACGCATCTCAATATCAGGTCTCAGAAAATACGCGAAGGTAGGCGACAAGGTAGCCTTAACTTTCGGGAGTAATGGCTGTCTTATTATTAATATCAGTAGAACATTCGGAGGTGCGTCTAATGGCTAGGTTTAAAGTAACATTTGCACCATACGATACCCATCGATGGGTAACCGAAGTCGAAGCCGATAATGAGAACAATGCAGAATTTGATGCATATGATGATCTACGCTTCGACATCGGACACGATAGCGCAAAAGATTATGAGTGCGTCAGTGTAGAGCCGTTAGATGATTGAGCAGCATCCAAAACAAAATGCGATTATTAACCTGCTTAATGATTACATCGACAGTTTGGGTAATAGGCGCGAGAGTTTAAAATGCATGAAAAAAATACTTACTCATGTACGTAGTAACCCTCTCGCGTTAAGCTGCCTAAACTCTACTGAGTTAGCCATCTATCAATCAGTCGTACATAATGCAGCTATCGAGTTCTGGGATAAAAATTCTAAAAACTGGAAGGCTGTTAAATGAACAGATACTATGTAGAGTTTAGTTTTGAGCCAGACGATAATGAACCTTTGTACTTATATGTGATGGCTTATAGTGAACAGCATGTAAGAGATATTTTCCCAGACTATAATATCGTTGCAATAGATCAGGCAGATTAATTTAAAATTACATCGATTAAAGAGGGGCAGCTTCGGTTGCCCTTTTTTTATGCCTAAAATCCAGAAATTGGGGGGAACGGCTTTTTATGAGTAATAGTATGCAAAACAGCTAAAGTCACTCAGTGGGCTTTATATGGCCTCTCAGGGGCTACTATCGACACCTTACAAAGTGTTTGCATTAACATGAAAAATAATGCTAATTATGTAGCTACAGGCCGTGTGCTTGATAACCAACTTTGAGAGGTAACCAACATGACTAAGAAAACCACAAAAATACCTGCAGAAGATATTTCAAATATTTACATCGGTGAGTGGGATTATGAGTATCGAAACCCAGAAGCTTGTGAACCTGCAGACAATATTGCCACAAGCTTCAATGTGACCGCTGTAGACTACAAAGGCAGAACATGGGTGCATCATTTTAAACTATCTACTGAGAACCACCACCGAGAGGAATGCCAAGAACGTCTCGCCAAATTAATAGGACGTATTCATGCTCACCTAGTATTGGGTGGTTCAATCGATCTGGAGCATTGGGCAGAGGGTCATCCTGCTTATGGTTCTGAAGCATGGCAAGAGTTCGAGAGAGAAGAGATCCAACCTGCCGCAGAAATGTTGAGCCGAGGTACTCACGTCGAAGATTTACCAGACAGTGTTCGAGGATATTTTTAATTCGAAACAGCCTTCGGGCTGTCTGCATACCTTGGGCAAGATGCACTGATGAGAACGCCCCCAACTAGAGAGGACACTAACCATGTCACATGATCGAAAAGAGATCTTAAAAAAACTGAAAGCTTTTTCAGAACGCACTGTAGAAAATGGATGTACTGAGGCTGAGGCTATGGCTGCAGCTAAAGCAATGCAGCTACTGCAGAATAAATACAACCTGACCCTGACTGAGTTAGACATCGAGCTTACCGAATACACCCAAGACCGCATGACAATTGGTAACAAGGTAAGACACCCAGTGTGGTGCGCTTTGTACGGTCTGCAGTTTTTCTGCGAAGTCAGAATACAGGGAGACGGTGGCGATCTAAAATTACTGGGTCAGAGACACTGCGTCGATAATGCCATCTATTTGATCAGTACCTTGATGTCTGCGATGGAATTGGAATTTCTGAATTATAAAAATTCTTGGGAGTATGACGAAGAGGTCAACTATCAGGGAATGCATCCTCGAAGAGTTCGATCTAACTTTATGAACTCGATGGGTTACAGGCTCAACTCTCGACTAATGAAAATGTATCAAGAGAACCAGAAGCAGGACACTGTCCAAGCCAATAAAGCTTCCGATGGTACGGCACTGGTAGTAGTCGCAGAGAAAGCCCTCGACGACTACAGGAGCAAGGTCTGGGGAAGAGGCCGAACCAGTGGTGGCAGATCTACTGGTAATGGTTCTGCATCGAGAGCAGGAAGAGCTGCAGCCAACAGGGTAGGTCTGAACAAAGGTGTTAGCACTGGTGGTTCAGTCTCTGGATATATCGGGAGGTAGTGACATGGATTTTAACAGTACATTATCTCAGTATTTTGATCAGTCGGATGAGCTAAGTTTTAGCTCGTCTGATATCAGACAATTTCAGGCTCAGGCTAATAAGTCGCAACCTGTTAGACATCACATGTGGAGAGCCGATAAAATGATTGCTCAGGCTATCTCAGGTGAAGCTTTTGAGGAGGATTTATAATGGGCTACGTTAACAGTGAGGAAGGTATGCGATTTATTGTAATTCGCTCAGTACTCAACAATGGTATCTGGCTTAAATGGTTACACCATGATGCCGATCTGATGGTGCAGTCTACTGGTGATCAGGGCTACATTGCTACGTGGCATTTTGTAGGAAGAGACGCCTATAAATACCTCGAAGAAAAACTAGGCGAAATTGCCTTAGTTTGTGAGGGCTACACTGTGCATAATTATCTGCACAATGGTAGCTGTTTAAAATACGAGAGTACTGAATGCTGCAGCATTCTTAAACCTGAGATCGAGGAGACCGACGATGCGTAAATCTGTTACCTTGGAAGGTTGGTACGAGACCGAATTTGGATTAGATCCAGTGCATGAAACAGGCGATAGCTTAACGGCTATCGTCACTCGATTGCATAAGCATGACCCTGACAATTTTGGTTTAACCGATTGCGAATTTACTTTTATCGGAGATGGCTTTGAAAAAGAAATAACTGCTCAGGTGGTTACTATGGTTGAGAGGATGATATCATGAGAGATTATGCATATTCTAATTTGGCATTTTTCACTGGAGCTAGCATCCCAGAGATGCAGGTTCAGATGTCAAAGGTGTCAGGCGTCGAACTGCTAGACTGCTTCGGTGCTACTAATCGGTTAATTACTACTGTGAGTAGAATAGCCGATAAGACCGATCAGGATCTAAAAGACCTCGATCATTATTATACCAAGAGGAATTGCCTCTACATCGAGCTATCGAAACGACTACTGGATAATGACGCATCGAGGCTCGATCCTCACCATGAGGAGAGGCAGATAGATCGTGACAAAAGATATCGGGAGAAATGGCAAGGTATCTATGATCGAGATGAGCAGGATCTACACTGACATCTAATTAGATAAACAACTAAAGAACCCTGCTTTTAGTAGGGTTTTTTTATGTCCTACGGCTCGATCAGGATAGTGTCTGAGAGGCACGGAGAGAGTCACTGATGAGCCAAACTCTTCTCAGGTATATTTATATCCAGAAACTTTACCTGCACTCAGTGGCTCTTACATTGGCTCTCATAACACCTTGTTAATGGCTGGCGTCTGGGGAATTAAGGCAAATAGGTATACAATCTCGATCTTCTCTCCGATCTAAAATAACCGTCAATTGTAGAAAATTTTCTTAATTAGATAGCTATCGATAATTTTTCTGCAGCATCGATTAATTACCTGATTAATTTTTTTATAATTCTTTTCTCGATGCTGCATTTTTCCAGACGCGAACTGTTAATGTCAGGTTATTAGTTCGATTAATTTATCTACTAACCTACTGAATTTCTTACTATTTCTCTTGGTTATTTTTTTTCTTAAAAAATTTTTCCAGAGGGGGCGAGTGCCACCCCCCTACCCCCCCGATGTCGTATACAACCCAGACATATTTTGGGAAAATGGCAACCGTAAACGACCCCTAGCGTATTTCTACTAGAAATATTCTGTAAAGTTTCTATATCTTAGGTGTTATGCTTGACATGTAACTAGATGTTGCGTACTATAATATAAAAATACAGGTAACCAGTTATTTCGATAGAGCAAACTTATCGGAGCAACTAAAGTGAATGATAACGGACAGGACGTTAACTTAGAAGTTCCCCTCTTTATCGATAATGATTTATTCGAAGACGATGACGGTCAATTTCTATTACAGACCAGTGTATCGATAGACCTAGACGAAAAGCCAGTAATAAAAGAGCAGCCGTTTGAGGAAGTCATTAATGACATAATCGAGTGTCACGAAGAAGATGGAGACTACCAGGAGTTATATAAGGTAAGCAACGGCTTACTGTATCAATCTGAAAGGATACGAGAAGTAGCAGACAAGCTTGAGTCTAGTACTCACGCAGTAGCTGACTTATTCAATACTTCGTATGAACCACCAACCTAATTTATTTGGGTGGTTAGACGAGACTCCTCCAGAGGATGCCATAGAGTGCAGACACTGCAAGCAGGTAAAACCTAGAGAAGCATTTAGGTTATACCGAAGAGCAACTGGAGATCGGGAATGTAGAAGTACTTCCTGCAAGGAATGTCAGAAGCGTAATCTTAGAATAGTAAATGAGATACGTAAGACTGCCCCACCGAAGCCAGATAAGTGTCAGTGCTGTGGCAAGGAGGATAATAAACTTGTCCTCGATCACTGCTACGAGACAGAGACGTTCAGAGGATGGATCTGCTCTCACTGCAACCTCTCAATCGGCTTACTGGGAGACAACATAGAAGGAATAAAAAGAGCCATTAAATACTTGAAGTCATAGCGGTTATGCAGCTTATGACTCTACTGAGCAAACTCTCCAGATGATATAATGTTTTATAGAATATAGGAGATAATAATGCTTAGAAAACTATTCAATAAAATCATAGAATATCAAGAAAGAAGAGCCGCCTACTGGCAGCTTCAGAACTTAACCGACCAAGAACTAAACGACATTGGCGTTAGTCGCAGTGAGATATACAGGGCTGCATTTAAAGACACAGCTAGATGAGGCTAGTAGCCTACCTACTGATCTTTTTATTACTTTCGGATTGGGGGGATGGAGTAAGAGGACTGAGAGTAGTCTTCTATAAAGACATCTACTCCCATACTAGGGTGACTTAGAGGTACTTCTATATAGTACCCCTCTCGACCACAATCTCATTGTATCATTTAAATCAACTTTCGTCAATCATTACGTGTCGTAACTAACACTTAATTAAATGATTGCCTTAACTCCTAGAAATTGGTATAATGTAGGAACTAGGCATCCAAGCAGGAGTGCCTATGAAAAGCCTTAACTTATATTACATCAGAGCCGCAATCGAAGCGAAAACAGGGCAGAGGCTAGATTTTCCCACAATAAGGCGGTTGCTTGTAGAAGAAGGGCTGATCACTCAACGAGAATTAGATGCCAATCCTATGGCACATAAATTTAAAGGATACGGAGCCTATTTCTTTACTGAAGAGAACTCTGTGGACATACCCCCCGAACCAGAAAGATTTTTACCCACGTACTACATCGAGGAAGAGTTTGATGAATAAAAAATATGCAAATTGCGGAGCCAGTGTGAAGCCTAACGGAAAAGCCAAAATGTATGGCGGTGGTATGGCTATGAAGAAGAAGAAACCCTCTTACAACATGGGCGGTATGGCAGAGAAGAAGAAAGTAGGAAACGCATCAGGAAACATGGGGATAAAGAACTCATAAATTTGTGAGTTTTTTAGGGGGAGAGAATGCTTGCAGAACTCGCTGCTTGTTCGGCTGCGTATTCTACTATCAAGACAGCGATCCAACAGGGTCGTGAGTTAGTAGATGT